TAAAGGGGTCAATATCTACGAGCTCCGTTGGTGTATCTGTTGGATTCACCAATGAGTAAACTTTTACTGTTGTATCGTAAATAACGATATCCGTTTCGTTATCGTTAAAAAAGAGCCGCGTTTCAAAGGTTGTTATATTTGTATGAAATTGATCTGTTACAATATTGTTAAATGCACTGTCACTCGTGATGTTATAAACTCTAACAATATATTGATTCGTAACCGCCCTCGTCACGGTAGCGAAATATTTACCCGTCTTGGAAATGTACATTTTTATAAACGTTTCTCCACCAAAAGATAAATCGGTACCATTTATCTGTGGCGTCGCCGTAAATAAACGAATGTCACGATTACGCTTGAAAACTTTTATACTAAACCCAGTGAACACCAGTAATACAAGACCGTCATCCGATATACGAACCGAAATTATACCTAATACGGGTAGCGTCTGTGTTGCATTTACAGTATATGATGTGCTCGTGTTGAATAAGATGGAATTTACAGTTTGTGTGACAAGTGCCTGATATCCCACACCATAAACATTACTCCCGGTGTCCGTACTGTTTTCAACCCCCTGAACGATAATATCGTCGTAATTCTCAACGGATCTCGTAATATTTTGGAGTTTGATATAGTCTGTTTCATTATACGCCTTTTTAATTGTCAACAACGTATTTGTGTCATTCATACTGGTGTACATACCATTACTACCCCTGTATCTATACACTTCTACCCAACGTGAAGTAGAGACATCGTAAACGTATACTATACCCACACCACTATAGACGGTATCGTACGGTTCATTGACGTTGTACACAAACATCGATGTTCCCAGGTTATTCAATGTGATATCACTAATCTCATATAATTCCAGCACTTGTCCATAGGCAATCCACTCATTATTAGAAAATTCGAAAATATTAAGCTCGTTCGTACTGTCAAGTCCAATCACGATTATATACCCATTATAAGAAAACCTGACTGTCGCCCCGGGGGACGTTTGAAAAACGAATTGGTCTCCTATTTGTACATTTGTTGTTCTGTTATATATGAAATAACTGTCGTTGATGACACCGGTTGTTCTTGTACCGTAAATACTCCCATCTCTTGAAAGTGCTACTAAATCGGTCTTACTCCTAAAATCGTAGCCAGTTCCATTCCACTCCCATAGACCGTAGCCTATTTGAGCAACGACGTTGCCGTCATCCGAAAATTGGACATCACCTGACACACTATCAGTTGACCTCTGTACCCACTGATCATCTTCGTAACGGTAAATACCTGTCGAGTTCACGATGACATTCAATGCGGGTGATACGATACCGTCACCAACGAAGGTCGTCTGTCCTGTAATTTCGATGTTGTTATTGACGTTAGAAGCGAAGGATAATCCATCATTCGACACAACCATGATATTGGACGTGAGTACCTCACTCGACTCGACTTCGTAGTCCAGTGTAACTGTCTGAACAGTGTCGTCGACAGGTGGGTCCGTCTTGACAACACAGTCTTGAATGTCTCTAAACTTAATCTCAATGGTGACTTCTTGGTAGCACATGGCACAGAGTGGAATGGCAAGTTCTGGTTTCTGGTAAAAGTAAAAGGGTATGTCGATGAACAGTTTACGAGATGTCGTGGCAGGTCCAAGATGTCCCAAGATGACACCACTCGCGACTGGTACATTCGACGTACGATCAGGATATTTACCAATGAGTTTTTCAAGAGCTTTCTGTTTGGTCTGAGTATAGTTATGTTCGGAGTAAATCTGTAGATAGTCACTCGGGATGTGTTGGATTTTTTCATCCCCGATGTACATGTCGACGTATTCAATCATGGCGTGACCGATCGATTCGATGTAGCCGATGCGAGTGATTTCGGCTTCGGCTATGGGATTCAGTTCGACGTCCAAACTAATCGTCTTGATCAGATCACCTTGATCTTTGGGAATGGTGAGACGAACCGTCTTTCCGAATTCTGGATCACCGTCAACATCTAGCTTTACAAACTGTGTCGTATAATTCGTATGTTTTTTGAATAACTGAACGAAGTGTGAATAGTCTGGTTCGTCCGTGAAGTATATGTCCTGGACACCCTTCGTTGTAAGCTGAATCCGACCAGCCATTACTACTATACCCCTTTAAAATTTTAAACCTGCGAGACCGCTCTGGATGTGTAGAATGTTGTAGTTGATGGCGTAGACCTTGACGAGTACGTCGTCCGTGGATGGTTCAATGGTGATCGTCATACGTTTGTGAAAGATGCGACTCATGTTCACATGCCCCGATGGTGTATGTTGTTCGGGGTTATCAGCAAAACTGTAGACACCGAACGCATATCCCTCTTCTGGGCTATTCACGTGATGTAAAAGTGGTTGTTCGTAGGTCAGGAAAAGATGGTCAGCGTCGATGACATTCATGTCATTGAAGTCTAACGTGACGTGTTCAACCTTTACATGCTCATCACCCTTCTTACCGATGAATAGTAATTCTCGAACAGGGTGTTTGAAGTTGAGCATGAAGGTCTTACGGGTTTCACCTGGTTTGAAAAGAATCTGTGACACTTGGAGTTGTGTGATGAGGTACTCCAGGGGCATGGACTGGAGATACATTCGTTCTTCATCACTCACGAAAACAAACTCTGTATCTAGAGACATGTTCTTTATGACCGAGTCAACACCAGACGAAGGAATCGTTCCATTGATGATGGTCTCCAATGGATTAAGTTTAATCACGACTTCAACCAATTGTTTAGACATGGCTGTCGTCGGTATCGACAATGGGGATGCTCTGTTAAAATAGAATGGGATATCGATAAAGAAGGTATAGTCACCCGTGTAATCAAGAACCTGACTTCCGTGACCGTTCAGAAAGTACAGCGTCTGTTCAGCATCGTCGATCGTGTTGTGAAGTTGTTGTTGCATGTACATGTACTCTCCGGTCACACGTTCGATGAGTTGTCCACCGATGTACAGGTCAACTGTATCTATCAATCGCGTACAAAGAGACGGTACATATGTCAGGCCACCACCAGGTGCAGTCAAAAGAAACTTGACCGTCATACCCTTGATGAGGTCGCCTTTATTCTGTGGAATGATACATCGTAGTTCCTTCCCAAAGTCGACAGTGCCATCAAAGGGTGTTTCGATTTGTTCCAGAGCAAACTTTGTGTGTTTTTTAAACTTTGTGAGAAAGTATGAAAAATCTGGATCACCTGTGAGCCAACGATCCTGAACGCCGGTCACTGCGAGTTTTGCAACCCCGGACATATCTACTATGTGTGAGTAAAATTTTATGAAATAAAACGGGACACTACAGTAGAATGAATCTTCAGTTGAAGAAATTCAACCCCGCGACCATGACAGATGATCGTGTGTGTGTCTTCATAGGTAAGCGTAACACGGGGAAATCGACATTGGTCAAGGATATCATGTTCCACAAGAAGCATCTTCCAGCTGGGATCGTGCTCAGTGGTACAGAGGAAGGGAACCACTTCTATTCCGAGTTCATTCCAGATTTATTCGTCTACGGTGACTATGATCGAGAAGCGATCGAACGTGTCATGGCTCGACAGCGTAAACTCGTTGGCAATGGAAAATCAAATTGTGGAGCCTTCATGTTGTTGGATGATTGTATGTATGACAACAAGTTCTTGAAGGATACCTGTATTCGTCAGTGTTTCATGAATGGTCGACACTGGAAGATCTTCTTCATGTTGACGATGCAATACTGTATGGATCTACCTCCAGCACTCCGAGCCAACGTCGACTACGTTTTCCTTCTCAGAGAGAATATTCTTCAGAACAGGGAAAAGTTGTACAAGTCATTCTTCGGAATCTTCCCATCCTTCGACATGTTCAACAAGGTGATGGATGCCTGCACAGAAAACTACGAGTGTCTCGTGTTGGACAATACAGTCAAGTCCAACAAGATCCAGGATTGTGTGTTCTGGTACAAGGCGAGTATTCGCAAAAATTTCCGAGTCGGTGGTCCTGATCTATGGGCGGCACACAAAAAGATGTACAATCCCAAGTACATGTCTCAACAAGAAGGTGATGCGAAGAAGGCGGATAAAAAGACAGCGTTGACCATCACGAAGAAGAAATAATCAGGCTGCGTGTTTCTCTTTTGTAAAAAACATAGAACACTATTAAATGACGGACATTCGTACTATGAATTTATCCGATAATGGTGACAACGGTATGGTGTCGTTGAACCCTTCGACGTCATTTGTTTCGCAGAATTCCGAGGAAAAAAATGTCAGTGAAAATAAAGTTACCATGGACTCTACACCGATTGCCGAACTCATGGGACAACCCGAGGCTGTTGAACAGCAGATGATGCCTGCTCAGATGCCTGCTCAGATGCCCATGCAACAAATGCAGATGATGGCCCAGGCTCCCGCACCACAACCCGTGATGACCTAACACGTCAAGGCTCCTGAGTCCAAGAACCCCTTCAACCTGACTGATCAGCAGATGCAGGCTCTTCTCGTTTCCGCTTGCACGGCTGCGGCGATTAGCACACCCGTGCAAGAGAAGCTTGCGACTATGGTTCCTCAGTTTCTCAACGACGCTGGTCGTCGTAGCCTCATTGGCCTTGGTGCGACCGGTCTCATCGCTGCCATTCTTTTCCACATCAGCCAGAGCTACGTGCTCAAGGCTTAGGGTACCTGTTCCCATCCCATGTTACTGTAGATCGACTTGTCTACACCCAACATGTACGTAAGCACCGCACCAACTATGAACGCGGCTAGAAATAAGAGACTCACTTCCAAACTCTTTTTTCTATCCTTGCCATAATCCTTAATCTGCCCCTTCAGA